CGAAGTCAAGATCAACATCGAACTTCGCCCATTGGACGAATGCTTGTTCGCTGTCGGTGCCGTCAGCCCAACTGGGGGTGCTAACATGAAATCGACTGCTGCCTACAGCAAGTCTCTTGTTGCCGCATCTTTGTATGTTGACTACATCTTCTTGGATACGGATGAACGCCGACGCATGGCCCAAAATCCCCATGAATATTTGATCGAACAACTTCAATTCACTGGTGATGAATCCATCGGATCCTCCAGTAACAAGGTTAAGCTTAACTTCAACCACCCATGCAAGGAACTTGTCTGGGTCGTCCAACCTGATGTTAATGTTAGCTACTGCGATTCTTTCGTTGCCGGAAAGAACTTGCACTCTGCTTTGGGTGCTCAGCCATTTAACTACACGGATGCTTTGGATGCTCTTCCTCACTCCATCCGTGCCTTCTCCAGTGACGCTCAAGTCCAAAGTGTTATCGATGCCAGTGGTATGTTCGCCGATTCTGGTGCTCTTGATGTAAGTGGAGACGGTCAAACTGGTATCGAATCCGATGTTTCGGGTGCATTGAATGCTGCCGTCAACGCCGCCTCTGGTGTTTCGGATGCTGGTGCATTCGTTCTTGCCGAAACTGCCCTTAAGATGCACTGCTGGGGTGAAAATCCAGTTGTCACTGCCAAGTTGCAACTTAACGGACAAGACCGATTCAGTGAACGCGAAGGTTCTTACTTCGATGTCGTTCAACCATTCCAACATCACACTCGTTCCCCAGATGCCGGTATCAATGTTTACTCGTTCGCCCTTCGCCCAGAAGAGCACCAGCCATCTGGAACCTGTAACTTCAGTCGCATCGACAACGCAACCCTTCAATTGGTTGTTTCTGCCGCTGCCATTGGAAACACCGCCACCGCTAAGGTGCGCGTCTATGCCACTAACTACAACGTATTGCGCGTCATGAGTGGTATGGGTGGTCTTGCATACTCCAACTAAGTTTCTTAGTGGAATGCTATCATAACTTCATAATTTATAATTTATAATTGTGGGTTAACGATATTATAATCTATAATTAAAATCATTAATTGTGGGTTATAAATTCCTAACCTATAGTTATTTATTGTTAAATAATAAAATTAATCACAATTTTATTATTTTCATTCTATTTATTTTTCATTTATCATTATTACATGTGTTTTTATTTAAATATAATACACCGATGTATATTAACATATATGGGACAAGCACAAAGTAAACAATATAATTTTGAAGATGTCCAACAAATCATTAAAAATAACAACAAAAATACTGTTATAGTAAATGTCTTACCAGACTACGAACAAAATTGTTTAATTAAAAATACTTTAAATATCAACCATGAAATAAACACAGTAAACGAACTATTAAAAACAAAGAAAGCAATCAATATTATTGTATATGGTCGAAATCATAGTGATATAAATGTAGATAAAAAGCATAACCAACTGTTATCTCTTGGATTCCACAACGTGTATGTTTATAGAGGAGGATTATTTGAATGGCTAACTCTTCAAGATATATATGGGAGAGATGAGTTTCCCACCACCAGCGATGAACTCGATCTTTTAAAATTTAAACCCCCCAGTTATTTAAATAATAACTTACTTACAAATGGCGCGACCGGTGCACTGTCTTAGTATACGGTTATTCGCGAATATTTAATCATATCCTATTTACACAATCATATTTAATCAACAAACTATTATAAAATTGATTTATAATAATTTGTTATGAAATATACATACCTACATAAACAAGCAAACAAACAAACTTAAACTTAACACACGTTAATATCATTATGAATCTTACTCAACAAAAACTGACAAAAAGCGAATGGGAGTTTCTTGAACTCCCCGTGCATAAAAAAGAATTATATATACTTAAGTTTATACACAACTCACATAACGATATAAATGCTTCTGAAAATCCAAATAATTCACTTATTAGTTATCTAAAAATCAATGTAGAAGATTACGAAGACTTTCACAAATACTTTTACAACAAATTTTATGAAGAACCCATCCACCAAATTATAAAACAACATAATTTAAAATACAAGTTGCGTATCAATATAAAAAAACTAAGCATAAAAAAGGCAAATAAAATTAGAATACGAAATATAAATACAAGCGAACTGTTAAAAAACAAAAATATATTTGAAAACCTTTTGATGGAGCAGCTTGAGATGTATTTCAAGCAATGCAGTAACGCAAAAAAATGCTACTATTATTATTCGTTGCTACAATTGTCTAAGAAAAATATCAAACACATCAATTACTTGTTGTTGACATTTGTTAATTATGTGTTAGACACATTTAAAGAAAGCATAGACATAACAAACCTCATTAAATATTCACATCAATACATCGAGGAAAACAAGTTATTGTCGCAATATAACGACGTGTGTTTGTTTAATCATCAGCGTCAAATGATTAGTTTAATCAAAGACAACTCAGATCCAAAATTGATATTGTATCAAGCACCTACTGGGACTGGAAAAACAATGACACCACTGGGATTAGTCAAAGATAAAAAAATAATATTTACTTGCGCGGCTAAGCACGTTGGTCTTCAATTGGCAAAATCTTGCATTGCTCTTCATATCCCTGTCGCAGTTGCGTTTGGTTGCGAAACACCTGATGATATTCGTCTCCATTATTACGCAGTATCTGATTTCGTGAAAAATAGAAAATCCGGTGGCATATTTAGAGTAGATAATAGCAATGGTGCGAAAGTTGAAATCATCATAACGGATATTCAGTCATACTTGCCTTCCATGAATTATATGATGGCATTTAATAAACCAGAAAACTTATTATGGTATTGGGATGAACCAACTATTACACTTGATTATAAAGAACATTTGTTTCATAAAATAATGAAGAAGAACTGGGATAATAATAAAATACCGAGTGTGGTTTTATCTTCGGCAACCTTGCCGTCGTGTGATGAGATATATCCGATGGTTTCAACATTTAAACGCAAATTTAAAGGAGAGCAGTTTAATATAGTTAGTTATGATTGCAACAAAACAATCCAGTTATTAAATACAAAAGGTAGTGTCGTAGTTTTACACGACGAATTCGACGATTATAACGCATTTAAAAAATGTGTTAAATTTGTAGAAAAAAATAAAACGCTACTACGATATATCGATGTAAAACAAGCATCTGAATTTATTGTGTATATGTTAAAGCACGCTGAAAATATCAAATCGCGCTATAAACCAAACGAGTATTTTGAAAACATCTCCGATATTACAATCCATTCAATTAAGTTATATTACTTAAAGTTATGCAAACATATCACTGAAAATGATTTTAAACAATACAAAAAAGGAAAGGCAACATCGAGTGACAAGTCCATGATTAAAATTACAACAAGTGATGCAAAAACATTAACAGATGGGCCTACTATATTTATGACAAATGATGTTGAAAAGATAGGCCTGTTTTACTTAAAAGCATCAAACATACCGGAAACGGTGTTGAGTGACTTGCTTAATATTATTGATACAAATGAAGAATACAGAGGAGCGTTAAATGCTATTATTAAAGAAGAAAAAGAACGAACAGATAAAATAAGTGATAAAGTGTTGGATAGTGCAAGGTCAAATGACAAGGAAGTAAAAATACAAAATGAGTATAATAAAAAAGTCGGCGAATTCATGAAGAAAATGAAGAAAATAGAATTAAGTCCGGAATATATACCAAACAGGGAGGAACATTATAAAAAATGGAATCCCAATACAGAATTACCTAGCAATTTATTTACTAGTAACATAGACGAAAAAATAGTAGAAGATATTGTATCATTAAATATAAATAAAGAGTGGAAATTACTGTTGTTAATGGGCATTGGTGTGTTTAGCAGTAATGCTGATGTAAAATATATCGATATTATGAAAAAGTTGGCAGAAGCACAGCAATTGTATGTCATTATTGCCTCATCCGATTATATTTATGGAACAAACTACCAGTTTTGTCATGGATATTTATCAAAAGACTTGCAGAATATGACTCAAGAAAAACTGATACAAGCGTTGGGAAGGGTGGGAAGAAAAAATATACAAAAGTCATATAGTATTCGGCTGCGAGATGATAAGATTGTAGAAAAGTTGTTTACAGAAGAAAAAGACAAAATAGAAGTAAAAAATATGAATAGATTGTTTGCTTAGGTAAACTAAACAATCACCGGTCTACATGATAGTGGATAATATTACACGAGACTACATAATAAGATAGTTAAAAATAATAAAATTTATTTTTATTATTTTTATTATTTTTATTATTTTTATTATTTTTATTATTTATTGCGTTGAGCTCGAGTCGGATTCTTCATTACACACATCTTTGTATACATTATATAAACGAGCGCATTCTTTCATGTCAAAAGTTACATTTTCAGCACCGGATTCACACAATACCCAATCCAAAAAAGCGCGTCCTTTTCTACTGAGATTATTATTTTTAGTATTATCTATTACAGGCATTTACTTTAATTATTATATAATATTTAAGTTCATTATTATATAATATTTACAATCCACCTCGAAGTCGCAATACCAAATGAAGGGTTGCTTCTTTTTGAATGTTATAGTCGCTGAGCGTTCTACCGTCTTCCAACTGTTTTCCAGCAAAAATCAATCGCTGTTGGTCCGGTGGAATGCCTTCCTTGTCTTGAATCTTTTGCTTTACATTTTCAATTGTATCACTTGGCT